CGTCGCTGTCAGACCGGAGCAGCTGGCTGGGGTGCAGGCCGCCCACGGTGCGCGCGTCCGCGGCGTTGATCTCCGCCACGGTGTCGGACGAATGCCGGTGATAGATCCGGCCGTCGGTGGTGTTGATCGCGATTTCCCCGGGCGAGAGGTCCGAGAGCAGCGGGACCTTGGAGGATTCCGCGGAGCGTTTCAGGGTGAGGGTGACGGCCATGGCTCAGAAGGTGCCTCCGTCGAAAACCACATTGTCGATGGTGCCGCCGGTGATGCTGACGTTGTTGGCGTTCTGGGTGGAGATGGTGCCGAGCAAGAGGGTGGCGCGACCTTCCGCGGCGTCGGCGTCCGCCATCATGCTGCGGCCGAACGCCGTGAGAGGGGCGTTTTGCGCGACGCCGGATCCGTCGATGTAGGGGAAGTTGTTGCTCGCGGGCGTCAAAGCCCCGAGCGGGCCGAGGATGTTCGAAAGGAAGATCGTCGGGTTGCCGCCGACGCCGTCGCCTGCCGTCACGCCGATGCCGCTGGAGTTGGAGGTGATCGAGCGGGCAGCCACCGTGCCGTTGCCGGTGCGCACGATCATGCCGTTGGTGGCCAACTGGTGCAGGGCGAGGGCCTGGCCGGCGAGCTGGAGCTGGGAGCCCGCGGTGAGGCCGCCCGCCTCCGACGCGTTGACGCTGAGGGTGGTCCCGGTCTGGGTGAGTCCCGCCCCGGCGGTGATCGCTCCGGCACCGGAGAACTGGGCGAAGTTGATGGCCGTGGTGCCGACCACAATCGCGCCGGACCCGGAGAGGACCCAGCCGGTCGTGGAGTTGACGGTACCGGACTCGACGAAGGTGAACAACCCGGGGGTGACTTCGGCATTGGCGTCGGCGTCGTCGGATCGCGTCCAGGCACCGGCCGCCACGAGGTAGATGCCGTTTTGCGTCGCGGTGGTCTGGTTCTTGACCAGCACGCGGTCACCGGCGGTCACGGCGATCCCGTCGATGGTCTGGACACCGGAAAGCGTGATGTTGCCGGTCGTGGCGACGCGGACCGACGCCTTGGCATCGAGGCCGGTGCGCGCGGCGTCGACGTAGGCCTTGGTGGCGGCATCCTGGGCACCGACCGGGTCGGCCAGGCTGGTGATACGCTGGTTGTTGAAACCGACCGCGGCCGTGGGCGATGCCATCTGGTCGAGGCGGCTGGTGCGGACCTGCGTGTCAAAGTCGCCGGTCTTCGAGGCGGTGAGCGTCGGGATGTCGGCAACGGCGAGCGTGGTGCCGGCGGTGACCCGGCCCTTGGCGTCGGTCGTCACCTTGGTGTAGGTGCCTGCCGTGCCGACGCCGGCGAGCGTCAGGGCGATGGCCGTGGCGCCGGAGCCGGAAGCGTCGCCGCTCACCGTGATGCCCTGGTTGCCCGTCAGGTAGTTCTGGGCCTTGACGAAAGCGGTGGTGGCCACGGCCGTGGTGTTGCTGGCCGTGGCGGGAGTGGTGGCGGTGGCGCCGGAGCCGAGCGCGACGCTGCCGGTGAAGGTCTTGGCACCGGAGATGGTCTGGGAGTCGCCGAGCGAGACGAAGGCACCCCGGCCGCCGATCGCGTCGACGGTGGTGGCCGAGCCGCCGGAACCGCCCGATCCCTTGCCGTAGTAGAGGGTGTTGTCGACCTCGTTGAAGGCGAGTTCGGCGTTTTCGAGCGAGGCGGGCGCGCCGGCGTTACCGGTGCTGCGGCGTTTGATGCGGATGGTGTTTGGCATGGTCGTGAGGACGGGTGGTTAGAAGTTTCCGCCGTCGGTGAGAGTGTCCTGGCGGCGGTTGGTCCAGTGGCTCCCCTGGAGGCTCAGCAGGTCGCCGTCCGCGGCGTCCTGTAGATGGATGCCGAAACCGCCGATGTCCGCGGGTCCCGGCGGGCCGGGCGGTCCCTGGGCGGATACTTCGGCGACCAGCACCGGCCCGGGTGGCTCCACGACGACGAGGAGCGGGCCGGGCGGCTCGACAATGACGATGGCGGGCGGGTCATGGTGCATCGCGACGGGTGACGGTGGACCGGACTTTGACGGGTCCCTCCATGAGCTTGAAGACGACCCCGTCGGGCGTGGTCACCAGCAGGTCCCAGAACAGGTCGAAGCGCCGCAGCTCGCACGCGCGGTCGTCGACGACCAGTTCGAAGGTGCCGGCTTCGGGAACCAGCGCGGCGACCGCCACCTGTTTGACCAGCGGGCCGTTCCAGTTTTCCCGGATCTGGGCGTGGAGCTGGCAGCCCCGGAGGTCGAAGGGATCGCCGTCCGGGCCGCCGGTCCGCAGCGAGACGCCGCGTGTCCAGACGGTCCCCTGGTCGAGGGTGATCGGCAGCCGGGCGGGGTCGCGCATGTCAGCGGGGGCGGAAGAGTTCGGCGAGCCGGTTGGCGCTGTCCTTGAGGATCGAGGCGACCGCGAAGATGGCCGCGCCGGTGGCGGGATCGACGAGGGGGACGACCTCGAAGGCGGCGACGATTCCGGCGATCTTGGCGACGAGGGTGAGGAACTTGAAGGCCTTCATGCCCCCCGGGGCCGGTGTCAACCGCCGCGCATCTTGCGGATCATTCCGACGAGCGACATCAGGCCGACGAGCAGGCCGACGACCAGCGACGAGACGCGCAACGTCCACTCGATCTGCTCTTGCAACGAGGTGATGACGCCCAGCACCGGCGAGGCGATGCCGACGATGGCTTTGAGAATGTAGTCGATGTCGAAGGAATGGCGCATGGTCGGAAGATGCGGAGGAAGCTGGGCTCATGGGATTTCGGTGAGGATCCGCCGCCATCCGTCGCTGGTCGTGGTCATGTCGTTGCGGGTGCAGATCCAGATTTCACCTTCGGTCACGGCGAGCCGCCCGAGCCATCCGGGAGTGCCCTCGGTCATCACGGTGCTGTCATGGTTGGACGGGACGAAATCCAGCACCGCGGGATACCAGGTGCCGCCGATGTTCTGCATCGGGATGGAAAGGTCGGGCGGAGCCTCCGGGGCGTTGATGGAAGCGCGTACCCGGGAGCGATGAAGGGCGCTCAGCGATTCCTGGATGTCGTGCCGCAGGTAGTTGGGATGCGGGTCCGCTGCCCCCAAGTGAGCCGCCATCGTGGCAGCCAAATCGGCGGGCGAAGCGATGTTCTGTGGTAGGGGATAGGCCGGTTCCGCATCGACGGGCACGCCTTCCGTGCCGCGGTTCACGTCGTTCTCGACCATGACGAGGAAGGTCCGGGTGGAAGTCGGCTGGCCGCCGCCCTCGCGCCAGGTGATTTCGCCCATGAGGCCGATCTCGGAAAGCTCGGTGCCGGTGGAAGAACCGACCTGCATCGCCGAATCGAGCTCGACCGTGTTGAAGCTCGGCGAGCAGGAGTAAACGGGGCTGGTCGCGCCGGTTGCCGGAGGCACCCACGCCGATTCGTGGACGAGGTAGCCCACGTCGTAGCGCCCGCGCGGCTTGAGCCCGAGTTGGAGCTCCAGGGTGGCCGGGTTGCCGATCTCCGCCGCGGTGGTCCCGTTGGCAAGGAAGCTCACCTCCAGCTTCGCGGCATCCCCGCGCTTGAAGCGCAGCGAAGTGACCGGGTTGCGGAATCCCGGCCCCTCGATCAATTCCAGCGTTTCCAGGTCGACGTAGAGCCTCACGCCGGTGGGCTGCTGTCAACCGGCGCTCACGCGGCCGAAACCAGCCACGCCACCTGGTGGACCAGCAAGCCGGGCGGCTCGTTGCCGGGCGTCGGATCGGTCACCCCGGCAAAAACTCCGTCGCGCCAGTAGAGGATGCCCGAAAGGTAGGGTTGGCCGTAAAGTTCGCCGTCGTTGTTGTAGGTGAAATTGTGAATCTCCAAGTTGAGGTTGCCTCCCCCGGCATCCTCCGAAAGCAGGGATTTCACCAGTCCGTCGCGCACCGTCATGGTGATCTTGAGGGCTGCGGTCACCCCGGCGTCGTAGCCGTTGCCCTCGATGCGGATTTCCTGGGGGAGGGGATCGCCCGGATTGGGCGGCTCGCACTTCACGCGGATTTCCGGCTGGGTCGCCCGCCCGGCGATGCTGCGGAACCGGGCCGGACCATCCGGAGGGTCCTCGTCGGGCTGGCCCGAGCCGTCCAGCGGTTGAACCCAGACCGGCTTGCCCGCGCCGACGTTGGTCGCCCGGAAGTCGAGTTCCACCTCGTCGGCGGTCTGGTTTTCGCTGATGCCGTAGTCGCCGCGGATGGTTCGGAAGCGGTAGATGTTGGAATCCTCCTTGTGGTCCTTGAACACGTTGGCACCTCCTCCGACGTTCTCTCCGGTCCAGAGCTGCGCCCAATGCTCGATGTCACTCTGCTGATAGACCTTCACCTTCGGCGTGCCTCCGTCGTCCTCCAGCTTGAAGAGCTTCACGAAATACTCGCCGTCGCTTCCCGATCCTTCCGGGTCCTCGGGGTAGTAATGGTTGCCATCCTGGTCCTCGGCAGCAGCGAGGATTTCGGGCTCCTCGCTGATCTCACCCATCTCGTCGGTGACGATCTTGCACCAGAGGGTGTCGCCGAAGGACATGGCGATCTGCGGCCGCGGGATGGTGTCGAGCGTCTCTTCACCCACCTTGGGGATGTGGAACTTCACCGTCGGGGTGTCGCCGGACTTGGGCTTGCGCTCGATCACCCAGCCTTCCTTGACCGTGACCCGGTAGCCGCCGTCCTTCTTCTCGATGCCGATGACCGCGAAGGGCGGTAACGCGGGAGTCGGTGCGAGGCCTGGACCGGTGCGCGAGTATGCGAAGCCGCCCGACGAGGCGATGAGTTCGAGCCCCGTCCCCGGTCGAGGCGTGCGCGAGGCGATGGCATCGAGCATGGCGTTCCAGTCCTCGGCGAGCACCGGATCCCCGCGCTTCTTTCTGGGTGGCAGCCGGTTCATTCCTCCTCCTTGTAAATGTCTTCGTCCCAGCCGCCCCGGTCACTGGCCAGCCACTCCATCTCGATCCGGTAGGACTTGCCCTCCTGCGACTGGCTCACGCCGTTTAGCAACCAGTTGCGGCCGCCGGCCAGTTCCGGCACCGGGCCCGATGGTTCGGAAATGTTCCCGATGTCGTTGAGATCTGACGACTTCGCCGGCTTGTCGCGCACCCAGCTTTCCCGCCAGGTCACCCGCGGGCTGTAGTAGCTGGTCTGGCCGCGCTCGATCTTGCCGAGGCCTTCCTTCCCCAGGTCGCTCTCGATCTTGTCGCGGAGCTTGTTGCCCTGGTCGTCCTTGTCCTTGCCGGACTGGATCAGCTGGATCGCCTCGCGCTCCTTGTCTTCAAGGTCCTTGTAGCGCGGGTGGCTGAGCAGCGGCTCCTCCGAGAGAGACAGCCCCATCGAATAGACGGCGTTGTTCTTCTCGTCGTCCTCTTCCTTTTCCTCCGCCCCGGCGTATTGACAGACGATTTCGGCAAGGTCGCCCTCGGTGAAGCTGGCGGTGACCTGCGAGACCTGGATGAAGTTGATCTCCGGATGGACCGTACCGGGTCGCGGCATCAGGGCGACGGCGGAGCTGCGGTGGCAAAGGAAGATCTGGGTGGCGGTCCACTTGCCCTCCTTGTCGATCTGGACGGAGTAGCCGGGCTGCGGATAGAGGCGTCCCGGTTGGATGGCAACGTGTCTCGGCATCTTGGCCTGGGCGCGGCGTCAACCGAAGGCCGCCTGGCCGCTGCCTCCGAGCTTGTCGACCCGCCGATTGAGATCGTGCAAGAGCCGGTTGGTTTCGCCGGTTAGCCGGTTGTTCTCGCGCTGCGCATCCAGCGCCCCGGACGAGTAGCCACCGCCACCGACCTTGCCGAGGGAGGTGACAATCGGGGCGAGGGTGGCAGTGCTGGGTTTGGCGGCTGAAGGCGCGCTGCCGCTGACCTTGCCCGCGGCTGCAACCGTCTTGGCGGCATCCTCGGGCTTGGGCATCGTGTCGCGGATCGAGGTGACCACCTTGCCGAAGCTGTCCCGCAGGCCGCGGGTGTTGATGAGTTCGCCGCCGGTGGATTCGCCCGCTTTGCGCGCCGCCTCAGCCACCCGCTCGCCGAGCTTCGGTGCTCCCTGGCCGATAAGCCCCTGAGCGCCTTCGGCGATCTCTTTGAAGTTCATGCCGAACAGTTCCGCGCCGGCTTCCTGCCGGTCCTTGAGGATGCTCGCGAAGTTGGTTTCCACGTCGCCGGCCTCGAAGCCTAGCAGCTCGTCCATCCCCGGGATCTTGAGTAGCCCCTTGAGCAGGTGGGCGATCACCCATTCCATGCCCGCCTGGAGATAGACGATGGGCGTCTGGAAGGCATTGAGCAGCGCGGCCCCGAAGCCGGCCGCCAGCCCGAGCAGGGTGGTGCCAAGGCTCTTCCACATCGCGCCGTCGGTGATCAGGTTCCAGAAGAACTCGATGGCGGCGCGGAAGCCGTTGACCAAGGCGTTCACGCCCACCGCGAAGCCGAGCTTGAGGGACGATGCCACGAGGTCGAGCAACTGCCCGCTCTTGAAGGCCGCGATCACGAACATCACCGCCTCCTTGACCCGCAAGCCCGCTTCGGTGGCGAGGGGCGTGAGCTTCTGCACCAGACCGATGGCCTGCTCTACCAGCGGCCGGATGGCGTCGTTGATCGGTTGCCCGAGGGTGAGGAACACCTCGTTGATGGTGTCCTTGAGGGTGGAGAATAGGCCGGAAGTCGTCTTGCCCTGCGCCTCCATCATACCCGCGAACTTGCCGCCCTGCGAGGTCATATCGATGAACGCCCGCTCGATGGCCGGGAAGCCGACCTGGCCGGACTCGACTAGCTTCTTCACCTCGGAATCCGAAACGCCGAACTGCTTGGCGAGTTCCTGGATGATCGGGATGCCGCGGCCGGTGAGCTGGTTGATGTCCTCAGCGAAGAGCCGCCCCTGGACCCGCGCCTTGCCGTAGAGTTCCGCGATCTCGTTGACGGGAGCCTGCACGCCCGCAGACACGTCGCCGATCCGTCGGAGGGTTTCGGGCACGGAGTCGGCGGATTCACCGAAGGCGATGAGCTTGCGGCCGGCATCCGCCAGTTCCGGGAACTCGAACGGCGTCTTGGCCCCGAGTTCGCGGAGTTTGCCGAGGGTTTGCTCCGCCTTGGCCGCATCGCCGATCAGGGTCGTGAAGGCGACCTTGGTCTGCTCGAAGTCGGCGGCTGCCGTGACCGCTTTCATGCCGACTCCCACTGCAGCGGCCCCGCCGGCCATGGCCGCGCCGATGGATGCCTTGAACGCGGTCCCGGCGACACTGAAGCCCTTCTGCAAGGCGGCGGCACCGCCCTT